GCATCTGCGACTACATCGCTTTGACCAGATACAGATATTGTTTTAAATGCTTCACTTACTGAGCCACCGCCTGTAACACTAAAGTCTAACGTACCGTCAGAATCTTCGTAAGTTACAGTTATATTGCTTTCTGTGTTGCCAGAAACCATAGCACCTACGGTATCTTGAATAACTTCTGTCAGGTCTATATTTGCAGTACCGTCAAAAGAAACACCATGTATAGTTCTTGCAGTTTCTAAGGCTGTAGCTGTGGCAGCGTTACCTGTAATGTCACCAGATGTTAAAGCTATCGTACCTGCTGATGAAGGTAAAACTACAGTAGGATTACCGCTAAAGCTTGCATGAGCAGGTGCTTGTAATCTTAAATAATGTGCGTTACTGCTTTCACAATAAAAGTCTATAAAAGATTGTGTGCCACCATTTTTAATTTTTATTGCGCCTTGTTCTATGACAACACCGTTTGTAGACCCACCGCCAACACCTAAAGAAGTTGTAATTTCTGTAGCTGCTGGCAGACCTATCGTTATTGTTCCAGAACTTTCTGCTACCTCTACTTCGTTAGAAGTACCTGCAAAATTAATCGTACCGCCTAAAGATATAGCAGTTGAATTTACACCAGCACCAACCGTAATAGATGAATTGCTTAATTTAGAATTAGCAATAGAGCCATCTAGCATAGCGTTAGTGATTACACCTGAACCTATAACTAAATCTATAGTCCCATCGCCATCTTCATAAGTTGCTGCAATACCTGTTTCAGTATTACTAGAGAACATTGCACCAACTGTATCTTGTACTACTTCAGTTAAATCTATATTTGCTGTTCCATCAAATGACACACCATGTATTGTTCTTGCTGTTTCAAGAGCAGTTGCAGTTGCAGCATTACCAGAGTAAGAAGAATTTATTCCTAAATTAGTAAGTGCATTAGTTTTTTGTGTGCTTGTTAAAGATTGGTTTGCTACATCTATTCTTAATCTGTTTCCTAAACTTGTTGCAGTAGTTGTAGAAAAATTAGCATCATCTCCTAATGCTGCTGCTAATTCATTCAAAGTGTCTAGTGTACTAGGTGCAGAATCTACTAAATTACTTACTTGTGTGTTTACATAAGTTTGTGTTGCGTAAGAATTAGTTGTTAGATAAGAAGCGACTCTTGCATCTGTATAGTATAAGTTTGAAGAACCTTCTCCTATGTCGTCTGTATCTAATGTCAAAGAACCACCAAGCGACAAAGACTGAGAGTTCAAAGTTACAGAACTATTAGCTAGTTTTGAGTTCGCAATTGATCCTGCCAATTGTGCATTTGTTATTGTTCCTGACAGACTGCTAGTTGGATAGTTTGTAGCGTCAGATAAATCAAAAGCAGGAGTTGCATCTGAAGCACCTAATGCCAAAGATATACCACCATAAGAAACGCTTGAGTTTGCTAGTTGTGTATTTGTAACACCGCCTGATTTAATTGTTACTGCACCAGATGAAACATCAAAATCTGCACTTGCAAAAGATGCTAGACCTTTGTTTGAACTGGTAGCATCTTCACCTGCTATTGTAATTGTATTGTTAGATACTGTTGTATCTATACCTTCACCACCAGTAAAGGTAACTGTTTCAGCTAAATTTACGGTATCGTTAGAACCTGAATCAGCAGCAATAATAATTGTGTTTGCTACAGAACTGAAAGATAAAGTTCCAGAACCGTTAGTAGTTAAAACTTGACCGCTTGTTCCATCTGAAACATTCAATTGCGTAATACCTATTGAATTACTTTCAATTAAATCAGATGGGATTTTTGTTAGTGCCATTTGTCTATTATATTATTAATCAGGTTTAGAAGGAAAAATTATATCTGCTATATCATCATCATCTGTATACGATGAAGGTAAATCTCTAAGTTGTTGTCTGTAAGTTGCCCACTCTTGTTTTTTGCTATCTGTTAATGGTGAGTCAGGCATTTGTGTCCAATCGCTTATCAATAATTTTTGATTACGTTTATCTCTTAAATATTGCATAGTAGTTTTCAAAACTGATAACTTGTCATTTCTAAATGTTGCTGTACTCATTAAACACCTAAACCATAAACTAAAATTGAAGCGTCACTAATACCTTTATTACCTGATCCATATTGATTTATTGTCATCAACATATAAGCAAAATATTGAGAGTTACCATCTGCGTCAAATTTATCAGATAAAGCTATTGCGTTTCCTGCCAAAGAACCTTCGTTAAATACACCAGTCTGTACATCAAAGTTTGCAGAATTTGAACTTAAATAACCTGTAGCAGAACTTGTCTTTCTAACAAGTAAAACTACAGCAGTATCTTCATCGCCACCAAAACTGCCTAATGGCTGTCCTTGTGCAGTAACAATATATTCCTTAGTGCCTGAATATGCTGGCGTTGTCCATGTCACGCTAGTTATTAGCGTCATATATTTGCTGAGGTAAAAATGTGGTGGATTAGATGCAAACCACGTTGATAAAGTATTTTCTGTATCTGTATCGTTAGATAAGTTAGTTACGTTTATACCTGCTGAACCAGTAATGTTACCAGCAGTACCGCTAATAGATTTACCTGCTATGTCTATAGAACCTGCTGATATTTTATTTGCTGTAACAGAGTCTACTGCTAAATTAGAAGCTGCAATAGTTCCTGCTGCTATATCGTTACCAACTATTGTTCCTGCTTGTATTAAGCTTGATGTGATTGTGCCAGTAGCTATTTCTGTAGCAGTAATAGTTCCTGAAGCTATTTCTGAAGCTGTAATAGTATTACCAACTATTTTTGCTCCTGTAATTGTGTTACCAGCTATTTCAGTACCAGTAATAGTGCCAGCAGCAATATCTCCTGCTTGTATTGTGTTAGCAGCAATTTCATTAGAAGTTATAGTTCCAGCAGCAACTTTCGCAGCAGTAACAGCATTAGCAGCAAGTTTTGCAGTTTCGATTGCTCCATCTGTAATTTTTGTTGCAGTAATCGCTGAAGCTGCAACTATATCTGCTGTAACAGCATCGTTAGCTAGTTTTGCATTTGTAACTGCATCTGCACCTATCTTTGTTTCTGTGATTGCGCCAGCAGCTATGACATCTCCTTGTATTGCATCAACTGCAATTTTTGCGTTTGTTACTGCTGTGTTAGCTAATTTAACTGAAGTAACAGCAGCATCTACTAATTTTTGACCTTGTATAATATTATCAGGAACATCATATTTTGGTTGTACTGGGTTTTGTGTATTTGTAAAAGTTACTGTAGCTGGTGCAGATTCAAAACCAAAAGCATTGATTGCTGATACTTCTCCTTTATAGCCATCGTTGATTCTTATATTAGATAAATCAATACTTGTTTCATCTGTAATGGTTGTGTAAATAACACCTTCTACTTTTTCTGGCATTAGAACAAAATGTACTTTTGTTCCAGATGAAATGCTTTCATCAAAAGTAACAGTCATACCTGTTGTGCTTGTAGCTATGGAAAAAGCATCTGCTTTTTGATAACCACCACCAATAAATACTAATAAGTTTTCTACAGGAAATATTGGATCAAGTGTAAAAGCAGTTTGACCAGTAGAAGTTTCTGATATCACTTCTATTTCATCATCCATAAATACTTCAACAATAGATGAATTAGGTGGTGCTGCATCAAACGTAAGAACTTTACTACTAGTGTTAAAAGCAAAAGATTCTGGTGCTTGATATACACCATCTATAAATGGCAGTATGTTAGCTGTTGTTAGACCTGTTAATTGAGTATTAAAAGTAAAAGCAGTTGTAGAACCGTCACCTGTCGTAGCAAATAATTCATCAAATGGAAACTTTAATGCAGATAAATCTTCTCCGCTTATACCTGCCTGATTGAATGTAAACGTACCATCAGAAAAAGAATAATTAGAAGATGCTATATAACCTGCTTCTAAAAAAGACATAGTTTGATTTGATATAGAATCTCCTATGATTTTATAAGTAGTATCTACTGTCGTTGCTGAACCATCAGATGTTGCAACTGTTCTTTGTACAAACTGTTCATTTCTTACGGTAACTCTAAATCTTGATGGATATACGTTTGCATCTTCCCAACTAAGAAAAGCTTGAATACCTGTTGTTGGGTCTTTATCAACAAAAGTTAAATTACTAGGCTGTACTACTGCTGTCCTATCTACAACTTGATTTGCGTAATCAATATCTTCTGTAGGTGGTGTAGCATAACCATATATATCAGCTTGATACTCAATAGCTTCAACTTCAATATTTAAGTCAGTTCTAAGAGTCATTCTTGTTATTCTAAATTGATCTGGTGTACCGCCACTACTTGTCAAATCAAATTTACTATGGGTAACTCCTATAACATCTCCTACTGTTGCATTTAACAATTTAGGAGTACCAGTAAATTTAATTTGTCTTTGCCTTCTTGATCTAAATAAAATTGACTTAGCATGGTTGTAAGCAATCTGTTGATTTGTAACCATACTAAACTCTGCCTTTTCTTCTAAGACTTCATTACCATCATCGGATAAAAATGTATCGCTGGTTTCACCTGTATACACAACAGAATCTTTTTCATAGTTTCTTTGTGCGTTGTAAAAGCTGACTTCTACTTTATTAAATTTTCTTTCTTTACTTTCTAAACTTAGTTGAAACCCTTCTTCTAAAATATCATCTTCATCAATATTCAAAGCTGCTGAAGATACAGTATGTTCAATATTCAAATAATATTTACTGTCTTGATAAGCAAATATGCCACGCATAGAAGCTAAAAATTCTTGCGAGTTGGTCATAATTGATTCTGATGTATCGACAACACCGTTGAATTCAAAACGTTTTTGCGTTTGTGATGCGCTTGCAGTAACAGCAGAAGTAAAAGTAGAAGCTACTGAACCTGAAGCCATGTTAAGTTCGTAATGATCTATGATGCCATCTGTCCCAGCAAAGTATGATTTACCAGTAATAATTCCTGAAGCAATAGATGCGCTGTTGGAATCATTTGTGATAGAAATGCTGTTACCAACTTTAAAGCTAGAAAAATTATCTATAGAAGCTATAGGTATTATTAGCTTGTCTTGTTTGTTGCCTGTCTGTCCAGATGATATTGAAAAGCTTGTGTCAGATATTGTCGCTATCGTGTTGTCACAAACATTTGCTGCTGTTTGAAAACTGCTTAGATCAATTTTACTAAATGGTATACCTTTACCGTATTCTGTATTAGTCAAATAATCTAAAAAATTTATAGCAGGGTTTGATGTCCCAGCGTGTGTGCTGGTATCTGTTTGCCTATGTGAACCAGAGCCATTAGTTACAGTAGAATCTAATCTAGGATCATAGACTTTGCGACCTTCTACTTCTACTGTTAGTTCTGGCAAACCTCTAAATCTACCGTCTTGTTTGTGTTGAAAGTGAGCAGCTATGTAAGCAATACCAGATAGTTTGTGATCGCTAGACCATGTAGATTTATTGCCAGTACCGTCAAAAACACTTGTAAGCATAGGATCAGCAGATTGTGTAGCAGAACCATGATGCAAGTTAAAAACCATAGAAAAGTTTTTTGCGTTATCTTTTTTTCTTTTGTTGTTTACTTTTACATTAGTGGTTGTGTAAATATCTAAAACATTATTTTTATCTGCTGTAGTTGCGCCAAATAAAGCTGTACCAGAACCATAGTTTTCTGATCTGTCGTTTCTTATTATAAAATTGTCACCTTTAAATCTTGAAGCTTTATCTAATCTATCACCGTCAATAAGAATAGTGTCTCCATGTATTTCTTCTACTTCACCTACTGATAAAGCATAAACAACAAATAAATCTTTTTGATTTACTGTTTCTGCAAATAGAACTGTTCCAGCTATTCTTCTTCTACCGTATAAAACAGGTATTGCTTCTCCTGTACCAAACTTAGTTACTAAAAGATTATTAGCTTTTCTTCTAAGTTCTTTAGCTTGTTTGTTAGCTTGATAAGCTTGTACACCGCCAATAACAGCAGTTATGATTGTTATAATTAAAAATGGATCAACCATTATGGCTGACCCCATTCAAGATTTTCTCTTGTTCTATGTGCGTAATCTAAACCTCTATCAGAAGCATAAACTGCGTTTTGTGATTCAACTGTAAAAGTTCTTCCTTTGGTAGATTCCCAGTCTTTCCAATGCGATACTAATTCTATAGAAGCAAGAACTTGTCCTGCTTTTTCAACCATAGCTGCTGAACCTATAGTTCCTTTGAATATTTCATAAGATGCAGTTATGAGTTCTGTAGCGTCTAAAAATCCTAAAGTAATAGTTACTTCTGTTCCTACATAATCTTCAGCTTTTAAATTTGTACGCATAGCATCTGATATATTTTTTAGAAATACTGTCATATTAGAATATTCAATCTTGCCAGTTTCTTCTCTTGAATCTTCTATGTGAAGCTGTCCATCAGCCACATAAGTCTGTGAGTTAAATGCTAAGTTTTTAGAATGATTTGTTAAATAAACAGCAGAAGAAAAACTAAACTCTGCCAAGTAAGCAAGTCTTATTCCTTCACTCTGTATTTGAGTTACTACAGAAGAATCTAATGATCTTGACATTAAATGACCTCTCTAACATCAAAACTTAAATTAAAAATACCGCTAGAATCAGTATTGTAAACTACATCGTCTTGTTCTAAAGCAACAGTAAAAGTAGGTGTTTTTGCAGTAACAGCAGCGTTATCTGATAATGCTGACTGTAAAGGTGGTTCAATAGTGACCGTAGAAGCGCCAGAACCGTCACTAGAAGCGTCTGCGACAACCATATAAGCTTTGTTATGTCCTGCAAAATTTATGATGTCACCAGCCTTTAAAACGCCTGTAGTAGAGTTTGCAAAACCATCTAAATCTATAGTTGTATCTCCTACTGCGTGTGACCCTGCTACAAGAACTGTATCGCTTTGCGCTACTGCGCCTTGATTAGATAAAGGTGATGTAAAAGTAAAACTTTCAAAACCGCCTTTTTGTTTTGTTAAAAAAGAATAATATTCCATGAAGTCAGATCGCTTCATTGAAGGCATAGTAACTGTAAAACTAAAATATTGTGATGCAAATTGTTTGACTGATCTTTTGCCAGACAAAGTGTAATCTACTGTCGTAGGTCTATTAGACTTAAAGTTATAGATACTAGGGTTTTTAGTTGTAGGATAAGTACCACTCATACTAGACCTACTTTACCTCTCTGATTCATTGCTTGTGAAACTACAGAAACTAATAAATTTTTCTTTTTCACAAGTAATTTATCAAGACCTTCTGCATCCATAGCAGAAATGTTAAAACTTACATTGACTGGTGCTGCCATCCCATTGCTTGCTGCAAGTTGATTATTAGGAACTATAGTACCTGTTCTGTTAGGTACAAATAATTCTGCTCCTTTTTCTCCAACAATCACTGCTTTACCACCAGTAACAGTACCACCTCTTGCAAAACCAGCAGGTTGAGTACCGCCTGTGACTGCGCCTGTTATAGCACCGACCATTTTTTTAACTATAAATATTCTTATCAATTCTTGTATTACTGCTTGTGCAATATTTTTTATTGCATCTCCTAACGATTGCATACCTTTATGAATATTCATAAAAGCTGTTACAAGTTCATTTTCAATAGTTGTTGCTATAGAAGTAAATGATTTACTTGTATCATTCAAATTCTTATTCATAATCTCTAACACTTGTTTGAATGCACCTTGTATTTTTGTTGTAGCATTCTCTATAGGTGTTACATCGAGTTCTGTACCAACTTTATTAAATTCCTCTGGTATTTCTCCTACTTTCATTTTCAGAGATTCAAGCTTATCAATGAGTTTTTGTACTTTGTCTGAAGTTTCAAAACCTATTAGATTTCCAATAAAGTCTAGTCCTTCAGCTAAAAATTTAATACCTTCTAAAGCTTTTATAGCACCTGACATAATACTATTAGCTATAGTTACTCCTAGTTGTCTAAATCCACCTGCAAGGTCGGCTGCCCTTACAAGCATATTAGTAAGTCCTTCTGTAATGGTTTCAAATACAGGTGCAAGAGAAGCAAATACATGATCTCTTAATGAACTAACAACTGTACCTAATCTTGCAAAACTATCGTTGAAAGACTCAACTGCCCTTACCTGTCCACCAGATAAATCTTTACCTAATCTTCTAGCTTTTTCAGCAAAAGCATCTACAGTTTGTAAACCCTGACCTAATATTCCAGTAAGCTTTATACCTTCTCTACCAAACAAAGCTTGTAACGTAGCAGCCTTTGCAGAACTATCACCTAAGTTTTGTATGCCAGCAACTACTTCTCTTAATAAAACATCTTGTGATTTTATTTCACCGTTGTTATCTCTTATTGAGATACCCATTTTGTCTAAGAAAGGTTTTGCTTGTCCTATACCAGCAGTGACATCACCGATATTCTTAGCAAATTTTTCCATTGCCTTATTAAGACCTTCTTGACTTGATCCTGCTTCTACAGCACCAAGTTGTAAAGCCTGTAATGTTTCTACCGCAAGTCCTGCATTAGTTGCTGTCTTACCTAGATTATCAACAGATTCAAAAGATTTTTTTCCTAAGATAGCAAAAGCTGCACCTGCTGCTGCTATAGCAATAGATAAGTTTCTAAATTGTTTTCTAATAAATGCAGTTCTAGCACTAATAGTTGCTAAACCACGATTAATATTTTTAAATGCTCTTTGCGTGTTATTGATTGCACCAATAACAATATTAAGTTTTCCTAGCTTACCCATCTCTTTTTTCTAAATCGTTTCTTCGTTTAATGTAGGCATACCACATAGTTATTTCATCTACTGTCATAGATTCAATCTCACTAATAGTCTTACCGAGCCTGTCAGCTAGAGCAAACTGGGCAAATGTTTCAGACTCGGCTGCTACTTTCCCTCTGCTTGATCTGGTGTCATAGCACCAAGAATCTTTGAAGCTACGTCAGCAACAACGCCTACATCTGCACGATTCATTAAAGCTTGTTTATCAGCTAATGAAAATATTTTTTCACCGTCTGCATCTAAAGCTTTTGTAATGATTGCATAAACCATTACTTCAAGATCGCTGTCATTTGCCATCTTGTAAAGCTTTTTTGACTCTTGCAACGTTAATGGTCTTGAATAGATTACTAAAGGTTCTTCTTCTGTTCCCCATTCTTTGACTTCAAAAGAAGTTATTTCTTGTGCGTCAAAGTGGGCAACAACATTGTCTATCGCACCCATCTACGAGTAAGTTCCTATCGTTAATGCGCCAGTTCCTTGAAAGCCTATTGTTTGTTCTACTAAGCCATCATGTGCAGCAGTTCTAGTTACTTCAGTAACTAAAGCTGTACCTGACAATTTATATGAACCACTTGAAGTGCCTTCAGGTGCAAGATTTAAAGTAAATGACGAACCAACAGTAAGTGAAACTTGTCCGTTAGTATCTGTATCGTCAAAAAATAAATCAATAGAACCAGAAAATTCTGTCAAAGTGGATTCAAAAGTTTTTGCTGAATCGCCCATAGATGTAGATTCTGTAGTTTCGCCAGTTTCAGTTATTGAATAACTTCTAACCTCTGCTATAGCATTAGAACCAGTTTGAACAACACCAGCTTTACCAGTAAATACTGCCATTATTTATCCTCTGTTTTAGATTTTTTATTACTAGACTCTCCTTCAAGAGTCCACCCATTTGCTTTGAGATTCTCAACAGCACTATCAAAAACTGTAATTTTTGATTTGCCATCAGGAGAAACCATTACATTCTTATCCATATTGCTTACCTCATAAAGCTGAATCAGGAGCAGCTTCAGTAGTTAAGTAAATTATACTAAATGTCATTTCCATAACAACTATAGGCTGATCTCCTTCACCATTATAATTGATTTCAGTTGATTCTAAAAAAGTATCTCTAGCTAAACTGTTATGAGTTACATCTGCTGCCATAGCTGCTTCAACTTCTTTTGCAATAGTATCGATAGTATCGTCAAAGTTACTTATAGCTTTTACATAAGCTTCAACGACTAATGACAATGTTCTTTGTAAAGTTCTGGTAGAACCCATCTCCAATAGTTCACCAGCTTCAGATTTTGTATAGATAATTATAGCTGGCAGTTTGCTTTCTTCTAGGTTGAATACTCTTGATTGAAAAACGTTTGATCCAGTAGTTGATAGACCAGCAAGAGTAGTAGCTACTCTTTCTCTAATTTGTTGTCTGATATGATTTGCCATTATTGTTTTTCAAGAGTTAAGGCTGTAATACCAGTACCGTCAGGTTCTACGCCAACAACTTCATACGTTGTAGCTGCTTTTATTTGTGTATCACTTTTAGTTGTCAATGCTGCAAAAGCTAAAGTATCTCCATGTGCAGCATTAGGCACATCTGTAGTTCTACAAAAGGCGATGGGAGAAGAACCTTCTACATCAACCGATAGACCACCCATCGCCACAAATTCATCTTCAAGAATGACTTTTATTGTTGTTGCAGACTGTCCTGTTCTTGTATAAGTAGCACTTACACCATGACCAAAATCAGCGTCAAAATAACCAGCAAAGTCTGCATCAAACTCTAAAGACATTATTTACTTTTTCTTTTTTGTACTTTAGGTTTTTCTGAGTCGTCTAAGCCAACGCTTCTATCTTCTTTTTTTGGTGCAGAAGCTTTTGCTTCTTCTGCTTTACCATAACTCATTAAGACTTTACCTTCATCTTCAGGTAAATCTATAACGTCACCAGCATATACTTTATTACCACCAGCAACAGTATCTTTTAAAATTGTGTATTTCATAATCTTTTCCTTTTTTAAGAAGGGTGACTTTACGCCACCCTTCATTGTATCAATAACCAAAATAGTTATTAGCTTGCAGCAACAAAAGATACAGCGTGTCTGACCGCTACATCCATGCTTTGTAAAGCTACAACCCTTACTGTTCCAGAAGTTGAAGCAGTAAATGGATCAACAACTATATCTAGTCCACCGAAGAAACCAACAAGTAAGTCATCAAAGTTACCAAAGACGTAGTTGTTTGCAGTCAATTGTGCAGATACAACTACTGGATAACCATTAACTTCATTGTTTACAGCAACGAACTGTGCTGTATTTGTAGCTTTCTCAGTAGTTTTTAGTGTGCCATAGTTACTAGGATGCATTATGTAAGATAATTTACCTAAT